ATTCTTTTCAACAGTAGCTAGATAATTAACCACATCAGATTGATTACCTATACTACCACCTATACTACCCCAAGTACAACAATCAGTTGAATTACTTGTATTAGTATTAGAACTAGGATTAGATATCTTTTTAGTAGACTTAGCTAAGGTTTCTTTATATTTATGAGTAAACTCATATAATACTTGTAAATCTTGTGGAGTAATACAATTAAGTTGTTCTTCTGTATAATCTATACAAGTTTCTTCTTGAGCACATTTGCTAGCTAAAAATACTAGTGGTGTTGCTGGTATAGTACCAGCAGGTGTTTTAATGGATGTTAAATCTTCTTCTACAAAACATCCTACAGGACTTGTTATTGTAATATAACTACCATCTAAACTAGCAGTAACACCTGTACCATCACTATTATTAATTATATCAGTTACAATGTTTGCAGCAGAATTACCTGCTCCAATAAAAACATTTACTCCATCTATATTAAGATAATAAGATATTGTACCAGTAAAACTACCAAGACCAAATGTCCAAGTATTAGTTCCTCCTTCTAAAGCTGGATGAAATGATATACAAGTATCTAACTTATAATTACAAAGAATCTTATTAACATCATTCATAAGCACAGATTTCTTATACAAATCATCACACTTAAGACCTTGTTGAGCCTTCATGGTAAGTTTGTATACAGCATTAGCAAATGAACAGTTAGCTGTTTTCTTTAATGTATTTAAAGTAGATTCTGTAAAGTTAATTCTTTGCATGTTATAGATCTATATAAGACGCATTAATAATTGCTGATAAAGTATAATTTCTACTAGCTGTTAATCCTGTAATAGTAGCAGCTGAGTATAAACTTAAAAATGAATTATGAACTATTAAAGTACCTTGACCTATCCATATTTTAGCATTACTGCTAAACACATCATTATTATCAGCTGTAGTATCTTCTACATATAAATCACAAGGTAATATTTGTACTAAATTACTTCCTAAATCTAATATAGGACTAGGTAATTGATAATACCATAATACTTTAGTATCCATAATTATAGCTGCAGGAGATGTAATTGTATTAGAGTATAAACTATTATCTAATTTAATACTAGTAGTAGCTGCAGGTACAGCAAATTGCTTTCTTAAATGACCCATAATTTGTACAGTACCATCTAAGTTTTTTCTATATTTTAATCTTCTAGCTGAAGGAACTGAATTAGAATAATTAGCAGCATTAGCTTTATAAGCTTTCCACTGACCTAAATAGTTAGCACCTTCAGTACCAGTAGTATTTGTATAAGTACCTGTAGTTGAACCAGAGTTAATAATATCACCATCATCATAAGGTATATTTTGCCAAGTACCAGCTATAGATGAAGTTATCCAGTTATCATTAACTGCATTAATATAAAGATTAACATCCCAAGTAACTCCATTATAAACAGCTACTATTGTAGATTCTCTATTTAATTGAGCAGAACTAAGATTAGTACCTAATATATTAAAATTATAAGTAGCTTTATCAACTACACCTTTATAATAAAAAGTGAATGTAGATCCTTCATCAAAAGAACCTGTTGTAGTAATTATATAATTAGAAGTTAATGTACCTGTTCCTGTTATTATAAAAGGAACACTTTCCATAGCATTAGTTAAACTAATAGTAGCACCCGAAAAATTTATATTTATTTCCATATTAATTTATTAAAAAAGTATACGTACCTGCAATAATTATTGGTGATTGGCTTGGTGCTACAGATTGAGGAACCCAAAAACGGTATGTTGAACTATTATCATATCTGTCGTTTATTCTTAACCATCCTGGTCCAACATCTGAAGCATCACTTATTTGAGGAACTCTTAATTCACTAGTAGCTCTATTCATCATTATAGGAGTTCCAGTACCTAATAAAGAAGTTTTATTTGCTGGAATTTTTACATGTAATTTTATTGTACCTGAATAATTACTAAATAATACAAATCTAAACTGAATAGTCATTTGATTTCCTATTATATAATAATCAAACCAACTATTACCAGCTGTAGTATATAATGAAAGAGTTGGAGCTGGATCAATACCATTTCCACTACTATCATACTGTAATAAAGTAGAACTACCTGTACTTATAGTTACAGGTACAGATATAGGTGTTACATTAAGTACACCATCAACAGCATTTTCTACAGCAGTAGTAAATGTTTCACTACCTGTTACAGCGTCTACTACAGTATCACTAGTAAAAAACTCTTCAGGAAATTCTATTTCAAAACTAGGAGCACAAGGTACATCACTAGTAGGTACTACTGTTAAAGGAGTACTTTCTACTTCTCCTACTATAATAGCAGTAAAACTTATTTCAGGAGTACAACCATCTTCACCAGGAGGTCCTTGTGTACCATTAGTACCGTTAGTACCGTTAGTACCATTACTAGGTTGTAAATTAACAGCTTGATCACAGTCATCAGTAAATCCACTTGCACTTAAATAAATAGGATTAACTAATAACCAAGCATCAGTCATTATATTACTATTGTAATCAGGTTTTGTACCAGTACCATCAATCCAGCTAATAAGTCTATGTACTATTTTACCAGCACAATCTTCACTTAAAGCTAATACAGGACTCCAGCCATCATAACCTTGATTACCAGTTGTTATTATTTCGTCACATCCGTTGCAACTCATTTTATATATTATATTAAATTGTTTATAAATCTATTAATCGCAGCAATATTCAATCTTTAATCTATTGAACATATCCATTAAAGAACTAGCTCTAATAATATCTCCACATTGAGCAGCACTCTCAGCAGCATCTAAAATCATTCTAGCTTGAGTATATTTTAATACACTACCATCATCTTCACAAGTATCACAAAAATCTTGTACAAGCTTTAATAATAAGTTTTGCATTTTACACTCAGCAGCACATTTAAATACTATCCAAATACGTTTTTCATAGTTACCAGTTGGAGTAACTACTCTATAAATAAATTGATATACACCATCATTAAACTTAGTTGTGTTACCATTAAAATCACTTGCTAGTATATTTAATTCAAAATTAGTATCAGAGGTAGGAAAGTAAGTAAAAACATCAACTATTCCTAAACTGTTACCATTAATATCTTGCATTTCTAAAGTTGCTGCAGTAGCTGAACCAGTAGCTGGATTAGGAGTACCCCAACCAGTTGTATTAGCTAAAGAGTATAGACCAGTTAACTCTTTAAAAGTTAACCATTCTTGATTAATATATTCAGTTATATTTATATTTAATTGTAAAGCCATGGATTAATTATATTAAAAAAGGCTACAGCTATAACTAGCCATAGCCTTTTTATTAAAATTTAAAAGTTGTTATTAGGTTAACTGAGTAGTCAACGGAGTTGAAGTAGTACCTGCAGTAATAAAAGCATCTAATACAGCTGCAATATAAGTTAATTCAGCAGATGTACTTGAAGGAGATACAGGTGTACCACCAGTAATAGAACCACCATTAACAGCAAGTCTAACTTGTTTACGAGCAATTGGATTATTAATAAAGCTCATAGTACCAGACTGAGTAGCTACTTCAAGATCAATGATTGAGTAGTATCCAGTAAGTTCAACATTAGAACGCATTGTTACAGGAGGAACCTGAATCAAGTTAGCATCATGCATACCTTCAAACAATTGGAAGAAGAATTCTTCTTCAGCAATTTGCTCATATACACCAGAACCTTCAGTTGGAACTGTAGCAGCATTAACTACTTCAGTAGTACTAAAGTTAGTTGCAGTAGTTACAAACTTAGAAGTTTCATAACGGAAGATATTTGGAGCAAATTTAGTTTGAGGAAGACCTGTAAATTGAATACCGCAAGCTGTGTAATCAGGAGTACCGTTCCAGAATTTTATATTAGCAGCAGCTATAGTAGCTGTTGGGCCTTGGTAAGCTACATCTAATGTTAAAGACATACTAGCACCTCCAGTGGCACCTACAGTAACAATTTTATATGTTTTACCTGCTAATTCAATATAATCACCAGCAACAAAGTTAACTGAAGAAATTGTAGAAGTAGCTACAGATAAAGTTACTACAGATGACGCATTTGTAGCAGCTATACTAACAACTGGAGTACCAGCAGCAACAACCACAATAGATCTACTAGTACCAGTAGTAGCAGCAGTAGCAGCTGTTCTAGTACCGTTAAATAACCTTTCTACTTTATAAGGAATATTTACATATTTTTGTACATCTTGAATAGCGCGTTTAGTTAGAGCATCTGCTAATGTAAAAATAGTATCAGCAGCAGTTACTTTGTAACCAACGATAGACTCCATTAATTTATCACTAAATTGATAGAAGTTAGTTTTAAAAGTATTACGCAAAATAATACTAGTACCTACACCAGGATTAACAATATTTCCAGAGGTTCCATTGTAACCTACAGTTGATACTTGTTGAGCAGCAGGTGCAAATTTTTTAGCTTTCCATGAAAGAAGACTTTCTCTTGTAAAAGGAGCAGACTTAATTAAAGGTTTATTAGCACCTTGACCTTGTACTAATACTACAGGAGTAGTGCTTGCTACATCATCTGCAGATGTACTACTAAGAATAACTCCATCCATTGTAGTAAGAGCTACAGCCCCATCAGCAAGAGTACTTGGGCTAGCTACTTGACCTGCTGTTGGATTAGTAGCGGCATTTTTACCTATGAGTAATTGTTTGTGATTACTTACGTTTTGTAATGACATTGTTTAATTTGTTTAATGTTTATAAATAATTTGATTAATTAATTGTTAATTATTAAAAAGTGAATTTTAACAGTAGCTGCTCCTGTAGTAGTACCACCAACATTAGTTAATGTAATATTACAACTTCCATTAGCAATACTACTAACTAAAGCATTTACAGATGAACCTGTAGCTCCTTGTTCACAGTTTGTTAAAATAACAGAACTAGAAGTTATTGTAGAGTTTGTTAATGTAAAAGCACTAGCTGAAGCACCAGCTGCTAATGTAGTAGATACTGTAGTAATAACTCCAGATTTAGAGTTTAAAGTAACTCCTGTAGTAATACTAGTAGCTTGAGTAACCGTGCTTGGTGTAAAACTATTGTTGATATAATCTACAATTGGATTAACATCACCACCTACAGCAGGTAGAGCTTCATCTAATGAGCTTCTTACTTCAGCTCTATTTGCACTTGAAATTTTGTTTAAAGACATTTCTTTGATTTTTTAATTAATATATTAATAAATTGATTTGTTATTGTTATTTTTAAAGAATTAATTTGTGTAACTATAGCTTATTCCCTGTATGTGTTATTTGTACTAATCTCAGCTTGCATTCTATTATAAGCTTCAATATCTTTAACAGCTATTTCTACAGTTTTTCTAACTAACTCTCTATGAATATGATCAGATAGTTGACTTACTTGATCATTTAAATTAGTAGTTAAATCAATTGGGTTAGGTTTCTTAACATATCTAAATACATATTTTTGTATGTTATAAGAACCATCTGTAATTAATTCATGTTTTCTACCTTCAATTCTCATCCTCCAAACTTTGTTTTTATTAGGTTTGTTGTAAGGATTGTCTAGAGCTCTAACATATTCGTTATGATTAATCTCTAAAACATACTTACGAGGAGTACACTTATCACTAGTTAATACTTCTTCATATACAGTAAACCAGTGAACATCAGAATAATCTGTAGGATTATCTAATAGTGTATTAGGTAGCTCTACAAATACACCATTAGGCATATTTAGTAGAGGATTATAAGGAAGTGGTGTTAGCATTGCATGTTTAACTAACTCACCTAAGTCCTGTATTCTTTTTTCAGTCTGTTCAAAAGACTTTCCAGTAGAGTTATTACCTGTATAATAAGTAACAACCAAGAGTTCTTGAGCTTCTGTTGCCATGGCTGAAATTTCGGCAGGCTCATAACCTGGCAAAGCTTGACTTGCTAATTTATCAAATTGTAGATAAAAGTTGTTCAAGAACTCTTGTTTTGTCATTGCTACTTAATTATATATTAACTTAGGGTCTGTTTAATTGTTTCACTCCTAAGTAGGTTAATAAATTACTTTTTACTGTTTTCTATTTGAGCTTTAATCTTCAAATAGATGTCTTGATTTTTAGGAGATTCTAAGAATTCTACAGTTTCTTGTAAAGTTCTACCAATTTCATCTCCACCTTTAAGAGAATAACCACCTTTAGTAGTTCTATCAATTGCTTTAGCATCAACAGCCTTACTAATAAATGCTTTAGTTGCAAAGTGTTTATCTTCCATAATTTCAACAAATCCTTTAATATTTGTATCAATTATTTTTTGTATTTCAGATTTTAAAAACTCTACATCACTATTCTTAACTATTCTATTAGTAATTAATCTAATTACCATAGCCATTTCTTCAACAGAATCTTCAATCTTACCAAAATACTTATAAGCTTTCTTATTAATTTCAGTTTTAGTTATATTATCTTTAATAGTTTCATCTTCATCTACTAAAGCAAACTTGTATTCTCCACTATCATATTTAGTATTCCAATTAGAAGCAATCCTTCTATCATTTTTTAATACTAAATATTCTAAGTATTGAAGTGGGTCATTTAAATCTAAAGTCTTACCTTCTTTATTTAGTTTAACTCTAAATGTAGACCAAAATCCATTCTTCTTATAAAAAGACATATTACCTGGTTCAAGATTAAGAGCATCTTCAAATGCTTTTCTTTCTGGTTCAGACAATACTGATTTATATCTGGTTGTACCTGGTTCAGGTCTTAAATCTGTAGACCATACTGTATCAGTATACATAAACTCTCCGTCATGTCCTTTAGGAAAGTTACCATTATTTCTTAGAATTGGTTTTACTAAAATCTTTTTGTTTTTTAAAATACTGTCAATTGTGACAGGTTCTTTTTCTACTATCCCCATAGTTTTTATATATAATTAATTTGTTTCTTTTTATATAAATAAAGTAGAGTGGGTAAAAACCCACCCTACTAAATTTTAAATTATAGATTAGGAATGAAACGAGCTAATCTCATTGGATTATGTACTTTAATACCTAGGGTACAAGCACGAACTACTTCATAACCATCAACCTTAGATACAGTCATACCAGGTTTAGTACCACTATTAGATGGACTAAATGGATCACGCAATCCAGGAATGTATTTGTAAACATCTTGAGAACCTTTTACAGTTACTTTTTGAATGTTTGGTTTACCTTGTGAAGTACCAAAGTCAAGAATTAAGTATTCATATGAACTTAAGATACCACCATCAGGATGTTGAATAGCACACAAGCTAGGATCATCCAAGAAAGGAATGTGCATCAATTCAATTTCAATACCATTGATAAATGAATACTTCTTAAATTGACCTCCATAACTCATATTAGTAAGTGTACCACCAATACGAATTTCTTCTCTTGAAGGAGCAAATGTTACAGCTTTGGTTTCAACAGCTTTGTGGAACTGACGCATACCATACTCACCTGTACCAAGTACAAATCTACGTTGATCTTCAGGAAGTTTACCTACTGATAAACTCATTAAGATTTCACTTAATACATCAATATTAAATGTAGTGTAGTAGTGTACATTTGAAGGAGAAATTTGATCCAAAAGTCCGTAACCAGTTTTGATTTCATATCCTGAATCTCCCTTCATGGTGTAAGAACCTTGAGAGTTTTTCAAAGATTTTCCATACAACTGAGCCATAGACTTCATTCTCTTCCAAGATACCATAAAGTCGTAGTCAAGTTTACCTAACCAGGTAGTATGACGTTTACCTTGAGCATCTACAAAGAAGAATCCAAGTGGAGCATTTTCTTTTTGATCAATCATATCACCAGGTACTAAGTACTCAGAACGCATGAATGAGCAACGATTTTGCATTCTAAACGGTGAACTGAAGTTCAATGAACTAGAACCACGTTGAGAAAGAGTTTGTTCAGCTAAAGCATACATTTTAACAAAACGTACACCATTTGTAAGTTCACTTACAGGAACAAACAAGTTAGCATCACCAGATACTAAAGCTACTTCATAGCACCAGTTAGCACCATTAGGCTTAGGATCAGACATAACACGCATTTGATAAGTTTCTTTTGCATAGCTAGCAGGAGCAATTACATCAGAATACTCAAAAATACGATCAGGAAATTCCAAGTAAAAACTTGAATTACCAATACCAGGAGTAGCACTTGTAGCAGGACTAGTTAAAGCTACATCAGTGTAATACGCAAGTAATGGAATGTTTTTGAAAGGTGATTGAGAGTTAAGCATCCATTCAAAAGGAGCATCTCTTTCAATTTCCATAGTTTCAAATTGTTCCATAAATCTATCGAAATCTAATCCTAGATTAACATCGTAGATATTACTGATCAATTCAGACACCATGATAGGTTGTTCACCATACATAGCCCCAATGTGATTTTTTGTGGTTAAACCACTCCAATCCTTAGGACTAAATTTTTGCAATTGGTTAATAATTTGACTCATTAATTTTAAAATTTATATTGTTAAGGGTTAATTTTATTTTTTAAATACTGTTTTTAAAGCATCAAGTACATCTGAATTATCATCAGAATTTCTAGAATTAGCATTAGATTTGTTGATTCTTGATTTTAAATCTTCTTCTAATTGTTTTTCTAGTTTATTTAATGCTTTAGTTTCACTCTTTTTAGTTATTAAATCAAACTTAGGGTTTTCATCAAACAATCCTAGTTTAGCATAATAATTAAGTTTTACTTCAAAACCAATAGGATCTTTCTCTCTTAGCAACATTACTTGAGAATAGTTTACACCATCTTTTTGAGTTGCAGGTTTTGTAATCATATTAAAAAGATCTTTCTTAGCTTTATCATCAAGTTTAATACCTGGAATAATTTCTTTAGTTTCCTTAATAGTGTTATTCAAGTTATTAATAGTTTGTTCATAAGCAAGACGTTGTTCTTCTTGTTCTTGTTTAGTTCTTTCTTTTAGTTCTTCTAATCTTTGAGCTTCTAATTCTTTAAGTTCACTTAAAGCTTCAGTTGCTTCTTCTTCTAGTTCATCTAATTCTAAAGACTTACTAATCATCTTTTCAATCTTAGATTCATTAAAACCTTTATTAAGGTAATAATTTCTAACTAGGTTTTTTTGTAATTCAAGATTATCAGATAACACTTCATCATCAATTGAATCTAATCTAATTTGATTAGAAGTAATACTAAGCAACTCATCAAAAGGTACTCCTTGTTCATAGTTCTCAATAATAGTTGTAATCTCTTCAGGTAAATTACTTCTCCACTCTTTTATTTCATTCTCAGCTACTGATTTGAAGTAGTTAAATAATGAATCTTTATCTTCAAACACTTCATCAACTATACCTTCTTCTTTAAGAAACTCAGATAAAGTTTTGTAGATTGTTGAGTCTTTAGACTCAGTAGTTACTTTTTCAGAATCATCTATATCATCTGTAGATTCAACAGTTGTTTCTTCAGTACTAGTTTCTTCTGCTTGTCCAGCTAGATCTGCCTCTAATTCATCTAGCGTAACAACATTAGCATTTGGGGTTTCTGTAGTAGTAGTTTCTTCTTCAGCAGCAGGTGGTGTATTAGCACCTTCTAAAGAATCAACACTTACAGAATCTTGATTTAAAAGAAAGGACCCTAACCCTTCAAATAATTCGTTTTTTTCAGTCATGTTAGTTAATATATTAGTTTATTTATAATTTGTATTATAATTATTTATTTTATATTTTTTCTGTTAATAGCTTAATATCTAGTTTTTACTTTGTGAAGTTAAGAATTCATGTAAACAACTACCTAGTAAATCAACTAATTGTTCATCATCAGAAAGCTTATGATAATTACATTTATCTAACCAAGCATGTATAATTTCATGACAAGTAGTTTGATTAATTATATCATCATTAAGAGGATATTTATCAGTATTCTCTTGTATAAGAATTGTATTTTCATTAGCTAACCACATACCTAAACACTTCTTTTTGTATAAAGACTTACGAGTTTCTATCTTAATAAGTTGTCCAAATATGTTGAAGTTAGTTATCATTTAATTAATCCTCCCTTCTTTTTATTTTGTTGTAATGCTCCTGCTCCTAATAATCCTGCTCCTCCTATTCCTATAAATCCTCCATATTTTAACGCACTAAATTTTTTAGAATATTTATTAGTGTGTGCCCTTGATTTATTTTTCCATATCTCAGGAGTAATCTCCCAACTTTTAATAGGTTCTAATACTTTTTGTCCAGGTGTACCTAAATGTATGTAATGAGCATATTTATTAATAGGATCATAGTCAGGATGATTAGCTTTCATATAATCTTGAACACTTTGATTATACAAAGCATTTACTTCATCTTGTAACTCTTTTATTTTTGCTCTAATTGGTTGTTGTTCATCCCAACTATATTTTCTTAAAGATTCACCAAGATCATTTACCTCTCTCATTTTTTCTTGGTAAGGTTGTTTTTTTAACCATTCAGAAAGTCTTTTTGCATTTCCTTCTTTAGCTATTAAAAAATTATAGGGATCTGTAGGTAGATTACTTCTTTCAGTTCTTAAAAGATTAAATTCTCCAGGAGTTTGTAGTATTTCATCCCCATGTTTTTCTAAATATTTTATATCATTTTCTAATTGTTTTACTAATTCTTTTTTAGAATAAATTACTTCTGGAGCATCAATCCACTTATCTTTATTTGGTTCAATTTCAGAAATATCTTTTTTAAGTTGTTCTATTCTATACTCTACCTCTTTGATTGCTTTCTGTTTAGAAGTAGCATTTTTTAATAATTTTTCATCTGCACTTTTAGGTGTCCACATTTTAGATTTAGAAGAATGAATTGCATATTTAGTTTCATCTGAAAGAGGAAACATTAATTCTCTAAATTTATCTTCATCTCTATAATGCGGATTATTTTTAGTAATCCAATCTTGTCTATTAGGGGAAAAAAAGTCTGTAGGTTTTTTCACCTTTGTAATAAAACCTTGACCGTAAGTATAACCTTCAGCTGTAGGTATAGAGTTAGATGTGTATAATCCTTGTAACCCTCTATCAAAAACTTCAGTATTTAAAGATGCTCTACCATATCCAGTATTAATAGGAATGTGAGTAGCCATATATTCTGCTGCTGCTTTAGGATTATTTTGCCAATCAATTCCTTTACTTTCAAGATGTCTTAATATCTCTGGATTTCTTTTTGCAATTTCATCCCAATTTGTACTAACACCTCTTACAAAAGTATTATGCCTATCCATCATACCTCTAATAGTTCTATCAGTAAGCATATTTGACTGAGATATTCTTTCTAAATTTGCAGGTAACTCATACCCATACTGTTGTGCAAACTTTTGAGCTTTTTGTAAATCTGCTAAATTTCTACCAATATCATCTACAGATGAACTTACAGATGTAGGTTTTAAACTTTTCATTCCTCCTATAGGGTTTAATGCTTCTGCCACACCTACGGCTGCCTTACCTATTTTACTAGCAGCTTTAATAGGTAAACTACCTGGCATTAACATCATTTCAGGATAAGATGGTTCTAAAGCACCTTTACCTGTAGGTTGACCTTTTTTAGGACCAGATTGATATATTTCAGAAGTTTGATTTATATTTTTTTGTATCTTATTATAAAAGTTTGCTGCTTCTATTTCAGGATGCATTCTTTTATATTCTTCTCTACTTTCAGCTTCAAGTCTATTTTTTGGTATGTTATTTGCTAATCCACTAAGTATTTTAGAGTTTACTTTAGGTTTATCTGTACCACCATCTTCATATTTTTTAATTAAACCACCTTGTTTGTACTTAGATTTTAATGTTTCTACTATAGGTTTACCTATATCATCTTTAGCATCAACTACTTCAGCAGATCCTTTAATATATTTACCAGCTTCTCTAATTACTTTTTTAGATGGTTGTATTACTTTATTAGGTATTCCTAAATTAAAAGCTTTTGTAGCAAATTTAGTAGCCATATTTTTACTAGCTAAAAAATCTTTAGTTCCAGGTATTAAACCTAATAAAGCACCTGTTTTATCTCCTTGATACATATCCATAGCAGATCCAGCAATAGCTGCTGGAGGATATAATAAACCAGCTACATCAGTTGTAAATTTTATACCTTTCCTAACTTCTTCTCTAGTAAGAGGTTGTTCAGGCATTTTATCTATACCTTTTAAAGTACCTTTATTTTTATTTAAATTACTTTGCTGTATTAAATCTTGATTAATAATTACAGGTTTAGCTGTACTTGTAGTACTTGGTTCAGCTACATATCTAGGTTGTGTATATTGTGAATTTTGATTTTTATATTTATTTAATAAATATTTTGTTAAATCTGAAGTTTCAGATTTTTGAGTATTAGTTTTTGTATTAGTTTTTGTATTTAGTTTTTTAGTTTCAGTTTTAGATAAAGTATTATAAAATAATGGATCTGGCTCATATCCTTCCATTGGAATAGATAATTGTCTATATGGAGCATTATTTTTATTATCATTAGTTTCTCCACCATCAGCAAACTTCTTAACATCACTATCAAAATAATCAGTTCTACCACCAAATTGATAGTTCTCTACTTCACCATTAAAATGTTTAACCATATCAGTATACCCCATATTAGGATATACTTTTTTATAGTGTTTCCACAAGTCTTTTCTTTCTTGTGGAGGTAGATTATA